CACCATCGTATGACTCAGTTATGTGACTTGGCAGAGAAAGGGGAGATTGCTCCTCTGATCATGGTAGACAACGAGAAGATTAAAAAACTTTACCCAAAACTTACAGTCAAGAAGTTCTGGACCACGATTAATAATACAGTGGCTGGTTTGTTTCATGTCTTCAATGTACTGGCAAATAAAGACTCAGAGTACACCACCTTTGATGCAACTGATTATGATAGTATTATGCGCCAATCTGGGTGTATGATTATGGGTGTCACAAGTGTGAAAGAGGTTGAGAGCGAGACAGCTATTTCGTCCGCACTGAAGAAGAATCTAGAAAAGACACTTCTTGCTGAGGGCTTTGACCTTACAACTGCTACGGGTGCTGCTTGCATCGTAGTTGGTGGCGAAGAAATTTTTGAGGAGACTGTTGGATTAATGGACAGTATTGAGTTTGGTTTCGATACTTTAGCTGCTTTGACGGGCGGCGCTATTATCCATCGTGGCATCTATGAGGATGATAAAAGAGACAAACTAGTCACATATACACTGGTAAGTGGCTTGGACCGCCCACAGAAGCGCATTGATGGTCTGAAGAAGTTCATCACGGACACAAAGAAAAAACGAAAGAAGTAAAGTGAAGAAACTTGTTTCTCTCATGGTCTTGTTTTCGTATACGGCTGCTGCTGGCGAGGTTACAGAATTTAAGCCTCGACCAGCAGTGGTCGAACAAGGTAGCGACTCTTATGTAGGAATACTCCTCAGCGAGGAGGATTTTAGAAATCTTCTGCAAGACAAGATCGACTCTAACGCTAAGATTGCAACTTGTTCGGTAGATAAGCAGGTGTGCCTGAAAGTCCAGGAAGCATACAAAGTTTCGATGGAGACATTACAAGAGGATGTCAAAAAAAATAACACCTGGTTCAAAAGAAACAAAGGGGCTCTGGGTTTATTGAGTGGTCTAGTTATCGGCGTTGGTACCTCCATCGCTATTGTGCGGGCAGTTAATGGACAATGAAGAACAAAGACTACGATTACATTGCAGCCGTTGAAAAAGCCATAGTACAAAAATACGGAAAAGAGACTGTACAGGACTTTAGGTCCCAGTGGGAAGAAGATAGAGAAAAGTCGTATCTCGAACAACTGAAAACCCGCCGAGAAAAAGGATATAAAAAACAACACAAAGAGGTTGTTACAGTGTGCGAGGATACAATAATTCACCAGAGACCGATCCAGGCATCCGGAGATAGGACCTGTCCAGTCTGTAAAACATATTCATTTTCCGCAAAGGACGACCTATATATGAATAGGTTCAAAAGCTGTTATCGCTGTTATATTGATTTTATTGAAGATCGTGAAGAGCGATGGAACGAAGGCTGGCGACCCAACAAAGAGCATCTTGATCGATGCCTTATAAGGAGAAAGAAATAATGGCCTCTGTAATGGAAGTAATAACTTGTTTGAACCAAATCGCCGCTAATTCATATGATGACGGTGTGTTGGAGGGAGTTGGATTAAACCGTGAAGAGGGTCACCCCATCATGGACAGCCGACTAATCGACGGCTTTCGTGTGCGCTTCGCAGCAGACCAGATGATTGTATCTTATCAGGCGGAAATGCACCTAAATGAGGTTCACCCACGAAATCAATTTGAAAACGAGATCGAGCGTAAGTTCGCTGATATTGTAAAATTCTTGAAGAAAGAATATAAGGTAATCAAGAAGCAGCCTGTGACCTTGACCTCGGAAGCAGACGCACAGATGATTGTTCAGACTACCTCTCGTTACCATACTTGGGTTCAGGCAAATAAAATCTATCGCATTGGTGGTCTCGCTGAGAGCACAGATGGCGTTAAGAAGAGTAGTGAAAATTCCGCAGCCTCGCCATTTGAGAAGAGGTTTAAAGACTTTTTAGAGCTTTCCACAGACAAACGCCCACCAAACGATACCTCCAAAAAGAATCCTGATACTCCGGAGGCATAATGCCATCTAACAAGCAGGAAGTGATGGCGGAGATTGTCCGCTGCGGCAAAGACCCTGCTTATTTCTGTAACAAGTACGCTAAGATTTCTCACCCGATGAAGGGGCTGATCCCTTTTGAGATGTACAAGTTTCAGGAAGAAGCACTGGCAGACTTCAAAAAGAACCGCTTTAGCGTTATTTTAAAAGCTAGGCAGCTAGGCATTTCCACTACTGTGGCGGCTTATGTATGTTGGATGATGTTATTTCATCGAGATAAGAATGTCTTAGTTGTCGCAACCAAACTCGGCACCGCTACCAATATGGTCAAGAAGACCAAGGCTATTCATAAGCATCTTCCGGATTGGTTGAAGATAGCTAGTATTTCGATTGATAACAGAACCTCTTTTGAACTTAGTAATGGTTCCCAAGTTAAGGCTTCTTCGACTTCCGGCGACGCTGGTCGTTCTGAAGCACTCTCTCTGCTCGTGGTGGATGAGGCTGCCTTTGTGGATGGTATGGAAGAACTTTGGGCGGGACTTTATCCTACCTTATCAACTGGTGGTAGATGTATTGCTCTCTCAACACCTAACGGTGTTGGCAATTGGTTCCACAAGACTTATACTGAAGCTGAAGAAAAGAAAAACGACTTCCATACAATTAAACTACCATGGGATGTTCATCCGGATAGGGACCAAGAGTGGTTCCAAAAAGAAACCCGGAATATGTCTAAGAGGGAAATCGCCCAAGAGCTTGAGTGTAATTTCAATGCTTCTGGTGAGACGGTCGTGCATGGGGACGATTTAGGAAGAATCCTTTCCGCAGTTTCGGACCCCGTTCACAAGACAGGCTTTGATCGCAATTATTGGATTTGGAAAGAGCCGGATATAAACGGTCAGTATATCCTAGTAGCCGATGTGGCGAGAGGAGACGGCTCAGATTTTAGTGTGGCTCATGTCTTCGATGTGGCTACCATGGAGCAAGTAGCAGAGTATCAGGGCAAAATCACGCCAGACATGTTTGCTCCATTGCTTCATTCCATAGCTTCTGAGTATAATGATGCTCTGCTAATCATTGAGAATAATTCGCTAGGTATCGGCGTCCTGACTCGATTGCAGGATTTAGACTATAAAAATTTATATTATAGTGTAAAATCTACTCACGAATATGTAGATGAAGTCACGGCACAAGCTTTAGGCGGAGTGGCAGGGTTTACAATGTCGATGAAAACAAGACCGCTTGTTATAGCCAAATTTGAGGAATTCGTGAGAAATAAACTAATTACTATTAATTCTATTCGTTTTGCTAACGAGATTAAGACTTTTGTTTGGCACAACGGTAGACCGCAGGCGATGCGTAGTTATAATGATGACTTAGTTATTGCTGCATGTATTGGTTGCTGGGTAAGGGGAACTGCATTGACCGCCAACCGGCGTGAGGAAAATTTCAAGAAAGCTCTTTTAGATAGTATTTCTATTGGCGGAACAAAAATGAACACTAAGATTGAAGGTCAACATGGGTATAAACCACCTTCAGGTAAATTCCGAGGCTCTGATGGAAGACTACACGATCTAGACTGGATAATCAAAGGATAAAAAATGGCAGACAATAATTCAAACAATAATAATCCTAGGAACGATGCTTCTCCTCTCTTTCGCCGGCTTACCCGGCTTTTTAGTGGTCCTATCGTCAATTATGATAGACCCGCTGTTATTCGAGGCACCAGAAGAGATGTTCAGAAGTATACATTCACCAGCGGAACCGGAAAAGAGTTTAAAAAGAAAGAGTATTACAATCCCTTTGGTCAGTTGAGTAATGGGGTTCTGTATGCTCGCAATAAGCAGGTCAGGTATACCGATTTTGATCAAATGGAATACATGCCAGAGATAGCTTCCGCTTTGGACATCTATGCCGACGAAATTACCACTTCAACAGCTTTCAATCCTATAGTCAGTATTGACTGTCATAACCGTGAGATTACAGAAATTCTTAATACTCTGTTATTCACAGTTCTCAATGTTGAATCAAATTTGTTTGGTTGGTCTCGGAGCATGTGCAAGTATGGGGATTATTATCTATATTTGGACATAGATGACAAATTGGGAATTACTAACGCTATTCCGCTTCCTGTGAGATCTATGGAACGGATTGAGGGAACCGACCCCACTAATCCCAATTATATTCAATACTTTTGGCAAGGGGCCGAGGGCAACAAGGGCGTCAGTTTTGAGAACTGGCAGGTTTCTCATTTTCGAGTTATCGGGAATGATCGGTATGTCCCCTACGGGACTTCTGTCCTTGAGCCCTCCCGTAGAATATGGCGTCAGCTTACCTTGCTTGAAGATGCCATGATGGCATACCGTATTGTTCGCTCTCCTGAGCGTCGTGTTTTTTATATTGATGTGGGAAACATTTCTCCCGAAGATGTAGAACAGTACATCGAACAAGTAAAAACACAAATGAAAAGAAACCAGGTGGTGGATGAGCAGACTGGTCAGGTTGACCTTCGCTATAATGCAATGAGCGTAGACGAGGATTATTATATTCCTATTCGTGGAAATACCAGCAATACTCGTATCGAAACTTTGGCTGGCGGTCAATTCACGGGAGACATCGATGATGTCAATTATCTTCGTGATAAATTATTCTCGGCACTCAAGGTGCCAAAAGCTTATTTAGCACAGGCAGATACTGTAGAAGACAAGACTACACTATCACAGAAGGATGTGAGATTTTCCCGAACGATCCAGCGACTTCAAAGAGTTGTCATAGCTGAGATAGAAAAGATGTGTATCATCCATCTTTATACTTTGGGGTTCCAATTCTTATTTACCAATACTTATTCAATTTATAATTTATCAACTTTCAAAGTGGGAACTTTTATTTCGTCTATAGAACTGTCACTCTCTGTCTTTGGGG